AGCAAGGCAATTTTTATATCAACGCCTCGTGGTCGCAACAACTGGTTTAGTCAGTTTTGGAATCGTGGTTTTGACTCAAACTTTCCGGAATGGGTCTCACTACAGGCTGATTATTCGGAAAACACTCGCATGGCTGAATCCGATGTGGCTGAAGCTCGCAAGTCAATGTCAAAGGCAGAATTTGAACAAGAGTATTTAGCATCATTCACAGTGTTTGAGGGTCAGATTTATAGTTTATCGGAGTCAGATGTTTGTGAACCTCCGGTCGACTTGCGTGGCGAAGCCATTGCTGGCTGTGACCCTGGATATCGTGACCCTACTGCATTTTGCGTGATTGTTTATGACCAGACCACTGACTGGTTTTGGATTGTGGACGAATACTTGGCCAACGAAGCCACCACCGCACAACATGCTGTGGCGTTTCAGGAGCTCATGACCAAGTGGGGCGTAGAAACTGTGTTTATTGACTCGGCTGGCGCACAGTTTGCATCAGACTTGGCTTATGTTTATGATATTGCTAGTACCAAGGCCAAAAAAGACGTGTTACCAGGCATTGCCTATGTGCAAACACTGGTTTCACAAGGCAGGCTGAAGGTAGCGCCACACTGCACGCATAGCTTAGCTGTGTTTGACCAGTATCGCTGGGATACCAAAGAAGGTTTACAGCGTGAGCGCCCCAAACATGACGACTACTCTCACATGGCTGATGCTATTCGCTACGCATTGTACACTTATACCTTGTAATTAAACAGTCTGTCCCACCACCCTAGTTTTTGCAAATAGTTTAGCTTTTGCTTTGTTTCTTGAAGTTCATCACGCAAGTCTGCGGCTACATCTACAATTTCCACGTAGTCTGAGTCCATGATATATCCCTCTGAACGCAGCTGTTCAGTTTCATGCTCAGCAGCTTCTTGTAGTATACGCCGTTTACTAACTTCTTGCTTTAGTGTGTCTAGGAGCTGTAGGTGTTCCCAGGTACTTAACTTAAGTAAATCGTTGTTGCGGTTGATTAGTGTGGCAATTTCATCGCTACGAGTAATTTTGGGGTATGTGGTGTTTAGCATATCACCACATTTGTACTCGTCAATCAACCACTCTTCCATGATATCAATGTGATCTTGGTGGCAATAAAACATTACTTCGGTATCTGGTAGCCCACAACGATCATACTCAATTTGCATTGGTCGTGCTGCTTTGCCTGTGGCAAATTTATTAAAGTGCTGCTTCCAGCGTGTTTCCAAGTCTAGGCTTTTGCCAATATAAAACTTGCCACTTGAAAAGGTTAGTCGATAAATACCCGATGCCATATTTGTCCTAAAAATTCTATTATACCGTATTTGACTCTGATCGTCAAGTCAAGGATAAGACCTGCAAGCAAAAACTTGGTATTGACTTTTTGTTGCTGAGCATGTATAATACTAGTAATCACAATAAGGTCCACATAAAAAATGGCCAAAAACACAAACAAACGAATCCCTGTAAAGTGGGTTCGTGATCGCGCTAAAGCAGCTTACGACAAAAAAGATCGTTGCTATATCTGCGATACTGCGCAAGACTTAGAGCTGCATCACCTGCACTCTGTTACAATACTCTTAGAAACGTGGGCTGACCGCAAAGGTTACGATATTTCAACTGACGATGGCATTTTAGCTGTGCGTGATGAATTTATTTCGGAGCATCGAGTGGAGTTATATGACAAGGTTTACACCCTATGTAATCCGCATCACGTAGCACTGCATGCCATTTATGGCAAGGCTCCTGTAGTAGGTTCCGAACCCAAACAGCAGCGTTGGATTGAATTACAGCGCGAAAAACACGTTCATGGTGAAGCAACCGTACACTCCAGCAACAATCACTCGCTTTTCTCAAGATTTATTTAGGGAAAAACATGAGTTGGATAAACAAATCACAAAACTGGATTCGCGAAAAACTGAATCCTGCACAAAGCCGAATTGCAGAAGCCGAAGGCACGCAAGTTGGCACAGACGCTAAATTAACATACTTTCAAAGTTTTCAGAAACTAGAATCGGTTAACCGATCGGTTAGTATGTTGGTAAGTGCAGCTAGTAGCCTAGACTACGATATCAAAGACAAAGTACATGATGGTGTGATCACTGGCATTCGTCAGAAAACACTAAACACACTCCTAAACTTTCGTCCTAATCCTTATCAATCAGCACAAGATTTTCGCACTGCATTGTTCACAGACTTTGTTATCGAAGGCAACGCATTTGTACACTTTGATGGTGTATTTATGTATCACTTGCCAGCCGACAAAGTTGAAATCCTAACAGACGAAAAAACCTTTATCAAGGGTTTTCGCTACAACGGTCACGTAGACTTCAAAGAATCAGAAGTTTTTTACTTCCGTGACTTAAGCTCAGATAGTATCTATCGTGGATCAAGCAGACTGCAAAGTGCTGATCGCAGTATTAAATTGTTGTATTCAATGCAACAGTTTCAAGAAAACTTCTTTGACAACGGAGCTGTGTTTGGACTAGTCCTAACTACTGAAAACACACTATCGCAAGTTGCCAAAGAAAAAACAATCAACTACTGGCTACAAAAGTACAATGTTAAAAATGGTGGCAAAAAGCCCGTTATCTTGGACAGTGGCTTAAAACCACATCAACTAGCCGAAACAAATTTCAAAGACATGGATTTTGATACATCAATCAAAACTCATGGTGAAAAGATCATGCAAGCTGTTGGCGTCCCGCCAATCTTGCTGCAAGGTGGCAATAATGCTAACATTTCGCCTAACCTGCGTCTTTTCTATTTAGAAACGGTGTTACCAATCAACCGCAAGTTTATTTCAGCAGTTGAGCGTTACTTTGGTTATGATGTTGAAGCAATTACCAGCTCAGTAAGCGCACTGCAACCTGAACTCAAAGACATTGCAGCTTACCACTCAACACTGGTAAATGCCGGGATTATCAGTCCCAACGAAGCACGCACAGAATTACGTTACGAGGCCAAGCCTGGCAACGACGACTTACGTATTCCAGCAAATATTGCCGGAAGCGCAGCAAACCCTAGCACTGGAGGACGTCCCGCCTCCGCTAAGGAATAACACAAAGGGGTATTATGGTAGATAAAAATAAAGTCCTGTTTTTAAACAGTTCTTTTACTAAGAGTGAGCTACCTACCACAGACGGAAAAATTGATTCAGTAACTATTGAAGGTTACGCGTCAACAAATGACGTCGACAGACACGGTGATATTGTTCCTGCAGCGGTGTGGGAAAAGGGTATTGAGAATTACTTGAAAAATCCAGTAATTCTTGCTTACCACAATCACAGCGAGCCTGTTGGTAGAATGACGGATCACAGAGTTGATGAAAAAGGTTTGTTTGTTCAAGCCCGTATTTCTGCTGCTGCTGAAGACGTTTTCAATCTTGTAAAAGACGGCGTGCTAACCGCCTTTAGCATTGGTTTCCGTATCGTTGATGCGGAATATAATTCAGCCTTAGAGCTGTTTGTTGTAAAAGAACTGGAACTGCACGAAATATCTGTTGTGTCTGTGCCAGCTAATCAAAATACACTATTTAGTCTTTCTAAGGCGTTTGATACGGCCGAAGAATTTAAAAGTTTCAAAATGCAATTTGCTAACCCAAGCGACTCAGCTAAAGGGCTAGAAGCCTCCGGCGAAGCAAAAAGCGATAACACAAAGGAATTGGAAATGACTCCAGAACAAGTACAAAAAATGTTGGCCGACGCTGCTACTGCTGCTGCCGAACAAGCCACAAAATCCCTGCTAGCTGCTCAAGAAAAAGCCGCTGCTGAAAAGGCTGCAAAAGCCGCTGCTGACGCAGAATTCGACGCTAAAGTTAAAGCCGCTGTTGCTGCTGTAACTCCAAGCACAACTGGTGCTGAAGCACTAATGGCTGAAGTTGAAAAGCGTTTCGCCACTCAAGCTGATGAAACTAAGTCTGTTATTGCTGGCCTAGAGTCCGCACTAAAAGAAAAAGCTGCTGAAATCGAAGCTATTCAAAAGTCTAAGATGCAATTTGCTGGCGACAAAGCCGGTATGTCATATGCAGACAAAGAAAAAGCTATTATCCTAGCCAAGATGACTGGTAAGGCTCTAGAAGGTACTAAATTCGGCCGTGAAATGGTTGAAAAGTACGGTGCTCACGTTCCAAGCGCAACTTGGGAACTAGAAGTATCCACAAACCTAGAAGCTGAAGTTCGTCGTCGTTTAGTTGTTGCTCCTAACCTACGCAACATCTCTATGGCTACAAACGTTATGACTATTCCTGTGAACCCAGAAGCTGGTGTTGCAACATGGATGGCTAACACAGCATTCGGTACAACAGCATCTGCTGGTAACACTGCTACACACGCATTAAAAGAAATCACTCTAAATGCTTACAAAGTAGCTACCAACGAATACATGGCCTACGAAGAA